TTAGGTTTTTCTTCTACAACAGTAGGAGCGGCAGGTTCTGGTTCAATTGTCTGTAATTGTGGAGTTTCAGTAGTTTGAGGTGTTTCTATAGGTGTAACTTGTTTTTGGCCTTCGTCCATAACTTCACCTGTTGTTAATGACGCTTCAGCCGACATATCACCAGCACTTCCTGTGCCAGTTTCTTTTTTCTCAACAGCACCTTTAAATTTATCTTTTATAAACTTAGGTAGTGGTAATGAATCAATAATACCAGCAATAAAATCAAATACAATATTACCTATACTTTTTAAAAAATTAATAGGTGCCATAACTAAATCTTTTAAACCTTTTTTTGCTTTTTCCCAATCACCAGTAAATAAACCTGTAATTATATTATAAACACCACTAAAACTATCTGCCATTAAATTCAAAACAGAACCTATGCCTGATAAAGCACCACCTATAGCGTTAATCGCAATCTTAATACCTCCATCTATAATTGATATTACAAAATCTATACCAGGTTTTAATTTTTCATATGCACTTGCTACAGCTTCAATAGCTGGTGTTAAAGCTTTAATAATTTCGTCTGAGTATTTTATTAATAAAAATATAACAGTACCAATTCCAGTTAATCTCAGTAAACCACTAGCAGCAGGTCCAAGAGCATTAAAAACTTTAGCTACAGGCCCTATTTTCATAATAAATCCCATCAACGATTTAAATGGTTTCATTAATGTGTCAAATAATTTACTAAGGCCTCCAAAAAATAGTATTGATCTTTTTCCTTTATCTTCGGTGTCTTTTTGAATTTTATCAATACCTGTTTCACCTTTATCACGTCTTGCTATACCACTTTCTTTTGATAATTCAGCAGCTTGATCTCTTTCTCTTGCCGCTTTATTTTTTTCAAAATTAAATGAATCAACAAGTGTCTTAGCAATATTAGTTGTAGCTCTAAATGATTTTAATGTAATGTCTCTTATTTGTTCTAAAATACCAACTTGTACTTTATCTGGTGCTTGGCCAGTAACAGCTGAAGCTCCACCTACAACAGTTCTACCAACTAGATTCTGTTGAGTTTGTACTATCTGTAATGCTCCTGCTGTTGCTTCGGCCATTTTTATTTCTTATCTTCTTTTTGCATCTTTGGTCCTGTACCAGCATATAAACCAAACCAAGCAGCGCCAGCACCAACGACTACTGATACTAAACCTGCCTGAGCGTTATTTGGATCTGGTAACGCCATAAACCAAACTGTTACTTTGTATAATAGATAAATGTATGTTGTGATGAATATTCTTGGAAATATTCTCCAAGCGTCAATAGCTTTTGCCAAGTCAATTACACCTTGGTATTTGTTTGGCCCTTTTGATACTGTATCAACTTCTAATTCTAATTGTACAGTTTTTTTAACTGTGTTGTCCATTACTTTTGCGCCTCTCTACGCCTTTTCTCGTTTTCTTCTTTAATATAATTAGCGAGTAAAGTTACATAAACCTCCCTCTCCCAAGGTATCATATTCTCTAACTCGGTTAAAGAATATTTATGATGTTGCATCAAAGCAAAATTTACACTAAAATAGTTTTCTAAACTATCGTGTGAGAGGGCTATCCGAAAAAATCAGTTAGTCCTTGTAACACAACCTTACTCTTAACCTTTGTTTTAGGGTTTTCTACTTCAATTTCGTGCATCAATTTAGGCATTGTATCGTAAAACTCTTGTACTTTTAAAAAGGTCTTTGAATCTAAACTTTCAATAAAGTTAGTCATTTCATCTTTTGTATAGTCTGTAGCGTTAAATACTTTATCGCCCTCATATACTTGATAAATTGATTTTGCTATGATGTCAAATAAAACTTTAGCAGATACTTTTTGATCTATTTTCATTTCTGTATCAATAGAACCTAAAGTAGGATATTTCATTATCATACCAATTTTTTTATTTTCATCAATAACAATATTGTTGTTGTGTTTGTCGTCAACTTGTACATTAATTTCTGTCAAGTCAACCTCAACATCAGCATAAGTTTGGTTATCATCTGGACATAAAACTTTAAGTTTAGCAACTTCACCTACAGACTTAGCTCTTATATTTAAAAAAATATATTCTAAATCAAATGTTGGTAGTTCATTTACATTTAAACTACCAAATGTACAAGCATTTACTATTTGTTTTAGTGCTTGTACTATTTCATTTTGTTTCTGTGATTCCATAGCCTGTAAAAGTATCTTTTCTTCTTTTACAAGAAATGGCCTATACTTAACTTTTATATCAGTAGATGGTAATGTCAATTCATATGTTTGTGTTTCAACTATGGGTAACGGCATTATATCTCCTTATTATATTAATTATAAAAATGGTGGGAATACTTTTCCACCAGTCGCTCTACCGATCGGTAAGTTTCTTCTTATCGTATCAGTAACATCTCTACCTGCTCTTTTCAGTTCAGGTGGTAATCTATTTAGAATACCTCCAAATAAACCACCAAAACCTGGGGCAGGCTTGATTTCAGGTAATGTACCAAATGATTTGCCAACTGAAAAATTGTTGACTTGGTCTATACCTAAATTCTTCCAATTTCTAAAATTCAATGTTATTGGTAGATTTACAATTGAATCTCTTGCATTATAGTCGTAATCATAACTACCAATTGTTGCTGGATAACATTCATAAAGTCTAACAGCATATGTTACTCTATCTCTATCGTTATCACTTTCAAATGAACCTAATTGAAATATATCTACATCACCTGTATATTCATCATAATATTGCATATTGTTTGTATTGATGTCGTAAATCATTTTTTGCCAAGTTTCAAAAAACATTCTTTGTCTTAAAAACTTATCACCAAAAACACTTAATTCTACTTCGCCACCAAATGAGTGAGCATAAGGCATTTCTCTTTTTGGTCCATATGTGATGTGTGATTTTGTGTTTATATCTCTTTCAGGCATACTAATTTTATTGCACATCATTCCAACATTTCTGGCCAATTCTTGTCCACCAGTATCAACAACTGCTTTTGCTGAAGTAGATGGATCATTTCCAGTCTGGCCTGGAGTATTTTCAGTTTTTAATTTATTTGGCATAAAGAACCTAACAAGAAATCTTGTTGGTCTTGCCATACCCTCACCTTGTGATATGCCAGCCATAAATCGGCCAATTGTGTTTTGTCCAGCACCAATACTTTTGCCTGGTAATTCAGCAGCTCTCTTTAAAATACCACCTGTTGTTAAAGTGTTATCTCTTGGAAGTCCTATTCTTATATCTTGTCCAAATATTCTTCGGCCGCCTCTAAGTATTGCCATTAGATTGATCTCCTACTATCTGCCCACACTTTACTTTCACTAGCTTTTCTAAATTGTTGTACTGGTAAATAAACAGCCAATGCTGCTTCATCAAAATCTATTCTTAAAAACTGTGATCTCACGTGACTATACAAATATTTCTTTATTGTTGGTTTTATTAAATTAATTCCTTTTACATCATCATAAGTTGCTTCAAATCTTGTTGTTGCTTTCATACCACCATCAGCAAACTTTTGTAATCTTTCTAACAATCTAAATCTTAACAAGTAAGGTAGATAGTGAAAGTTCATACCTAAAAATCCACCAGGTATTGATTGTAAAGGCAATACAAGTGGAAAAGTATCATAATATGGTAGTTTCTTTTTTAACTTTGGGTCATAAAAAAACATATTCAAACGGCCAGCACTAGGTCTACCTAAAAGTTTACCTTGACTCATTAACTTATTAGCAGTAACTCTATCAGCAAGTGAAGCAACATTACTTCTATACCAAGCCGCTGACTTTCTAATACCGCCTTGTTTATCTACTAATGGATCGAGTATGCTTGCCATATCAATATTTATACGCTGGAAAGTAAAAAAGAGGCCACAATTTCTTGTGGCCCCTTAAGCTTTCAGTTATAGAGAGAGATTTTACTCTTCCTCAGCTAATTTACTAAAGTATGATAACGTATCGTCATCATCATCACTTAGCTCAGGTTTAGAGTTAACTGTATCGCTTTTCGCTTTACCATTGGTTTGAGGCGGGAGGTTTGCGTTCTCAACGGTACTAGCGTTTCGATCACCCGTAATTACCCTATTCAGTTTCTCTTTGAGTTCATCATAGGTTTTAAAATTACTAGGGTCAAGGAAAGGTTTAAGAGCGTGTTGTTTTGACCAGACTTCTTTAATCTTGTCATCACTTTCAGCAAGAGCTGTTACACCCTCAAATTCAGATTTGTCATAGTTCCAATAACCATCAACTTTTCTAATTTTTAGTTTAAAGTTCGCACCTTTCCAAAAATCAAATGGGTTAATTGGCTTCTCATCATCAAATGCTGGTTGCATCGCTTCAGTAATCTTATCAAATATCTTTTTACCAAACTTGAATAAAAATACTTTGCCCTCATTTTCTGGATGTTTAGGGTCACTTACGACTAAGATGTTTGAGTAGTATGATAATTTTCTTTTTCTCTTACGAGCAATTTCTTTATCACTATCAACACCTGTATTCCATAATCTTGTATTTTCTTCACTAACAGGATCTTTTTGACCTAAAGTTGTTAATGAGTTCTCAATATACCAGCCGCCTTTGTCTTGGAAAGCGTGTGACCAAATTCTTTGCCAAGGTAAGTCTTCGCCTTCAACTGCTGGCAAAAATCTAATAACAGCATAACCGTTACCAGTTTTGTCTAACTCTGGTTTCCAAAATCTGTCGTCTTGGTATTTGTTTTTATTTGATTGATCCTCTGGAGCAAGGTTTTGCTCTAAAGCTTTTGTTAATTTGTCAAAGTTACTTGACGATCTCTTTAATGTTTCAAAGTCCATATTTTCTCCTTATTACTTTGTATTCGTTGTATTTGTGTAGGCTGTTTAATCGCCTTCATTTTTATTTATACGACTTTT